GTGGTAGTCCCCGCTCAGATCATAAGCCGTGCGGAGCCACAGGTAGCGGGTCCACTGCGGCGGGAAGTCTGGGTTATCGGCGGCGTTGTCGAAATCGTAGAGCGGGCGCTTGTGCATGTAACGCATGGTCTCGCCCGCGGTGTAGGCGGTGTCAGTGACCCAAGTCGTGCCCGCCGTACCCCAGGGCGCCCAATAGGTGCGATAGGATTGACCGCTGATGGGCCGGTTCTCGGCAACGCTCGTATGCGGCGTGACGCAGCTATAGTTAAGACCGTCGGAGCCGGTGACTTCGCTGGGAGTCGCCACGCTGGTCGGGTGCGGCCAGATGAACAACAGTTGGCAGCTTAGATCCTTGTCCATCTTTAAGTAGGCTTTTTCGGGAGTGCCGGTCTGGTCCTTGTCGCTGATCGACTCGTAACCGTTAGAAGTCACCAGCTCCACTGCGCTCTCGGCGCCGTTCGAGTTGCTGTAAAAGATCGTCTGCAAGTCTTGGATATCAGTTGCCAGGCCGTCGGCTTCGCCGTAGATCATGCCGTTGGCCTTTAAGAACAGGTAGTTTTCCTTGAGCGCCCACAGGTGTTTGCTCGATTGGGTGCCCTTGGCGTCAACCTCGCGAAGAATCAGATTGAGAATCTTGATGCCGTCCTGAAGCTGCGCCGCGGTCATAATCTGGGTGCCGGGCCGGACGATGCCGACCCGCTTGTAGGCGCGCACCAAGATCTCGTTGCGCTTTAGGTTGAAGTTGCTATCAGCCATTTATGAGTACGGCCCATCTTCGAGGACATAGAGGTAGACAGTCCCGGAGCCAATCACCGAACAGGCTAGACCGCCGACCGTGAAGCCGGGCGGAAAGGTGAAGGTATCGGTAGCCGTCACAGCTTTGACCTTCAAAATAGTATTGCCCGCCAGATCCGTCAGCGTTAAGTCATGGGTCGCTGTGGCGCCCACCCAATAGGCCAGAACCGGCGTGATCGATTTCGTCAGTAGCGAAGTGGACACCGTGTCGATCACGAGCGGGTTTTTGGTCAGTACGTTGGACATTTATTCCCCCTCAGACCGAGAATCTTGCCCGGCCCGCTTCTACTGCGGCCTCGATATCGGATAGCTGTTTCAACTTGCTCGCGATCTGAGCGTCCAGGCGCGCGGCGACTTCAGACTTCTCTTTCAAGAGCACGGCTCGCTCGCTGGCGATGGACTCGCGCATTTTACCGCTCGATACATCAGCGTCGGCGCGCAGCGCCTTCAACGCGCTCTCGGCGGTCTTGATCTGATTGTCCAACTCCACCAGTTTGGCATCGGTGTTGGCTTGGGCCTGAGTGATCTTCTCTTGCGCCTGGATCGAGGCTTCGCCCAGCTTCTTTTTGGTGTCGGCGATGGCGGCCTCTAAGTTTTCCTTACGCGCATGTAGAGCGGTGAAGTCGCTCTCTTTGATACCCTCGGTGGCGGCGACTAGGACCGTCAGCGCTTCGCTTAATTCCTTGGCAGTCTGTTTGGCTTCGCTGAGATTCATTAAAACTCCTTTACCGCTGCTGGTAATAAACCCGCCCGCTAAGTTGCGCCGTACCGCTCTGGCTAATGATAAACGCATTGCCGCGGGTGGCGATAAACCACGGCTCACTATCGAGATCCAAGACAAAAGAGCCGCCCGCCGTGAGCGTGATCGCCCCGGTCAGGTTCGTGCTCGCGCCGTCCTTAATCGTCACCGTGGTGGCCGCCGAGGCGACAAAGAAAATCTTAAACACCAGCACGCATTGGGTCGACACTGCCGCGACGATGATATTGTCGCCCGTGCTGCTGCCGCTGATGACGGCGCCGGTCAGGTCGTTTCCAGGGAGCGGCGTGCTCATCCGCGGATGTCCTCTTTGCTCATGGCCGTGGCCATCGAGTCGCCGTAAATCCTCACCCGGTCCAACAACTCGTCATCCTTGGCGAACTCCCAAAGAGTGAAAAACTGCTGGGCAAAGGCCAGATAGGGCAGAGTCGTCAGAAAATCCCGGTCCTCGATGCGAATAGTGATCTTGTCGATCTGCTCGCCCACCCCGGCGATGTGCTTGGCATAGCCGCCGTTGCCGATATGGCAATCAAAGCCAAAAATGTGGAGGCTTTTTATCCCTAGCGCCATGGCGGCCGACATCGCGCCGAGAGCCACGCTGCCACCTGAGTTGAGCGTCATACCGCGCCGCTCGATGGCCGTGTCATCCTCGTCCAACTCCCGCTGGGGGGTTTGGAATGTGTAGACCTCGGGCAAGTGCTCCAGCCTATCGAACACGTCAGGATGACACTGCATGGCGATTAAGTAACGGATACCGGCCGGCGGGGTCTGCAAGGCGTCGACGACATCCGCAGTCGCGTCGAGCGCAATCACATACTCGGGATGGATGCCATGCGCCAGGCACCAGGGAAGCATTCTTTCAATGGCAATCAGGCAGTAGCGCTCGTAACGGTCGAAGTCGAGAATCTTGTCGATGTAATCGTCCACCGATGGCCCGCCCGCGATAATCACGCCCTCGCGCCCGGCCTCCGCCAGTTCCAGGTCAACCATGTCAGGTAAGGCGCGTGCCACCGCCGATCGCATCTTGGCCATGCGCTCGGCTGCGGGGAACTTATTCACGCAGCGAACGATTGGCACGCGCCGGAGGTGGACCCCCGGCGGAGCCAGCATGGCCAGCTCCGCCTCAGTGGGTGCTCTAACGTTCAATCGCTTACAGGTCTCCCGACGGTATTCTGTGGTAGGTCAGGTATATGTACCCGCTGCCCGCCGTCGAACTCGATGTCGTGTTGGAGTAAACGATGTTGGCGCCCGAGGTCGCATTGGCCCGACGATGGAGCTTGCGGTTGCCGGTGCCAGTCGCGTATGCGATCAAGGCGCCGATCAAGCTCGATGTCGAGGTCAAGGCTTCCTCAAGCAGAGTAACCGGGAATCCCGTGGTCGCTACGCTCACCGCATCGGCAAACCCGTCGCTGTCGGTCGAAGTGCCGACTTCCAGCGCCGCGCCCGTGCCGAGTGTGGTCACATGAATGAAGCAGTCCTTAATCAACATCTTGGTGCCGATATCGAAGCCGGTATCCACGACGGCCTCAGAGGCGCCGACGACCAGATACGGGATGATGAGGTTATAGATGCCGCAGGTTTCCGGCCAGACGACGACCCGATGCTGCGATACCGTTAGGCTCTCTAAAAAGAACGAGTGGCCTTCGGAGGTCAGGATCGTCACGTCGACTGCGGAAACCGTATCGGCGACCCAGAAGCGCAGCACACCGTCGGTCATGGTGACGCCCGTGGTCTGACTGAGGGAATCGCCCTGCCCGTTGGAGTATAAGGTCGCCTTGACCGGAGTATTCTCGGTCAGGACGACATAAACGCCTGTGTCGTCGTCGATGGGCTTGTCTATGCGCCCGTCGATCAACTGACAATGAAACTCTTTGAAATTGCTTTTACCTGCCATGATTGCTCCTTATAGATAGGGGATGCCCCAAACGATGCCGTAGATGATCGAACTCGTCTGGTCCAGGTCGTAATCGGTTCCGTCCGCAATGGTGAGCACGTTGCCCGACCATGTAACGAGCGGGCCTAATGCCCCGTTGGCATCGCCGAACGCCGTCACGCCCGAAGCCCCGAGGGGCAAGAGCACCACCCCCACAATCGTCTTTAATTGTGAGAAGGTGATGGTTTCGGACGTGGTGGTGGCGGCCGGCGTACATTTAAACGGGATCAAAGGCATAAAAGAGCCGACTACTTCGACGCAGTTCGGCCGGCTCACGCCGTTAATTCCAACTGTAGTGTTTGCCATTAGTTACTCCTTAGTCCGCCACCGCTGCGCTAAACACATGGACGATGCCGTTGTCCTCTTGGGTCGCGCGGTCGTAAACGATTTTTTCCACGCCGCGGATCTCGTGATTCTCGTAACTCACCCGATGGCCCAAGTCCTGCTCTTCCTCGCCAAACTTCGACATCTGGCCCCAGACCACGGCCGCCGCTTGGGCGCCCAGGAACAAGTTGTGAGCCACTTGGATGGTGGACGCGATCAACTGAATTTCTTCGTACTCGTAAACCAGCGTGCCGTTCCAGCTTCCTTTAAAGGATGAGCCGGTGTAGATCGGCGACTCGGCGTTAGACTGCGGCGGGATATTCAACTGCGCGTTTTTCCACGCGGCGTCATTCAAGATCATGTCTCTGATGGCGAGGGTATGACCCGTAAACGTGAACCACTCTTCCATGTTCTTGCCGTTTTTAACCCGCATGGGGCGGATCTTGGCGGTGGCAACCGGGATGAGTTTGGCTTTGCGCTTGGCGACATCGATCATCGCCGTGGTCAACTGGTCGGCGCTGTTGTCGACGTTGGCAAGCGCGGTCGCATGGGTCGCATTCCAATTTGAATCGACGGCGCCGTAGAGGTAGCGACCACGGACCCGGCCGGTGGTGACAACCGACATGGCGCTGGTCAACTCTTCGTCCAGGCGTTCCTTGGTGCGAATTGCGAGTGCGCGTTTGACCGACTGGAGCACGTCGAAGTTAACCCGCTGTTGGGTCATCGGCACGTCGTCGACCCGCACCAAATGGCGCACGTTGTCGATAACGATCCGCTGGCCGAAGAAAGGCACGCTGCCTTCGTTCCCAAGACCGACGCTGTTGCCGGTAACGAGACCGCCGGACATCTGACCCATCATTTGGATCGTAATCGCATCGCCGGGTTTCTTTTGCAGGTCGTTTTTAACCTGGATGGGCATATCAATGGAGGTGCCCATGAGGTGATACCACCACAACATTTTGGTGTACTCTTCATAGAGCGTTTCGTCCCACTGCTCATTGGTAAGGCTGTGGGCTGTCAGAATTTCTGTGTAGGCCATTTTTTTTCCTTTTAATTATTGAAGAACGAAGAAAGCGGGCGCGGCGCGGCGGGCTTAGTGTCGCCGCCGGCTTGGCGCATCTCGCGCACTCCGGTGGGTGTTTTGTTCTTATTGGCAATGCCGTCCATGATCTTTTGGTGTTCCTCTTTGCGGATCTGCTCGCGCATTTCCGCAACCGCTTCGGCCTTGATCTTTTCGACCAAGACGTTCACGTCCGTCGATCCATACTTTTGCGTGATGTCCCACTCGTTTAGCACCTTGATCGCTTCGGCCATCGGTGACGCCGCGTTGAGTACCCGGTGTTGGATACTCTCGTTGGCATCGAACAGTTGGTTAAAGCGGTCGAGTTCGGCCCGAGTCTTTGCATCGCCTAGCTTATCGACCACCGCGGCGATGCTCGCCTGCACCGCGCCTTGAGCACGGGCGTGCTTGAGCACCTGTTCGGGGTCGATTCGCGGCTCGTCGACTGCGGGATCATAAGTGCCATCGAGCTTCTTGTTGATGATCTCCAGCTCGCGCTTTTGCGCCATGTACTGCTGGTTGATCTGGGTCGCCCAGTCGCGGGCGGCCTTCTCGCGCTTGGCGAGTTCCTCGGCACGCTGCTTATGTGGATTGTCGTCGGTATCCCAATTCTTTGGATCGGGCTCTGCCTTGGCCTCGACCTTGGGCTTTTCAGCCTTGGTCTCGGCCGCTGCTTCTTTTACCGGCTCTGCCTTGGGTTCCGGTGTCGGTTCGGGCGTGGGCTTTAACTCATCGCCGCTAACCGTGGGTTCGGGTTTCGTTTCAGTCGCTTCCACTGCCGGCGTTTCCGCCGGGGTCGCTTCGGGACTGTCACCAAACACCCGGTCCATGACCGTACTTTCCGTGGCTGGAGCCTCTTGGGTATCGTCCATTAGTTACTCCTCTGTGCCTGGCGTCTCCGCTGTTGGCACGTCTGAGTCGGCCTGCGGCTGGACAGCCGGGTCGGCCGGTAAATTTTTAGCTTTATTAAATGGTTTGGAGATGCCCGCATCGGAACGGCGCGCGCGCCGTCTCTCGCCGCGTTTGAGCTTGGCGGCATTGATACGCCGTTTAATCGTGAACCGCTCGTCGGGCGTCAGGATCGGCTTGCCCCAACGGTCTTTGGGCCGCTCGTTGAGCGGCAACTGGCCGATCTCTTCCATGGAGAGCTTTCGCTTGGGCGCATTGGACGAAATAAGTGCGGACTTATTTTGCAGCGCGGACATGGAGACGGTCGGCACGTCGATGACATTGGCGCCGTCGTCTTTGTTAAGCACCTCATTTTCGGGGTGGTCGACACCGTTTTCCTTGACGGGGTAAACGTTCTCGACAAACTCGAAGGGGCCATTTTGGCCAGCCATGAGATCCAAGAGCTTTCGCCCTTCCTGCCAGGGAAACTCGCCGATGGGGTCACAGGTCACTTCGCCGATCTTTTCCGACTTGGAGACAAACGGGATTGGCAACTCAACCGTCTTGGGATGGTCGTACATCCACTGATCGCCGACTAATTTACCCTTGTATTTGATTCTGATGCCGATGGGATCCATTAACCTCTGTGCCTCCATGGTCCAAAAAACTTTACTTTGCCGATTTTATAGATGCGTTCTTGTTTGGAGTGATCGTCGACCAGTTCCTTGACCTCGTGGTGGTGGATATTCAAATCATTCTCGCGAAACGCCTTGACGTTGCGCTGGGTGATAGTCTGCGGGTCGGCTAATTCCTTAAAAGGAATACGGATTTCTTTGTCAGCCATTGGTCCGTTTCTCCGTACCCCGCCCGTTAGGCGAGGGCATGGCACGCGCCGCCTCGACCTGCATCTGGAGCTTTTGAAACTCCATTTGCAGTTCCATTTGTTTTTTCTCGATTTCCATCTGGGTCATCTGCTGCTTGGCCTGGACATCGAATGCTTTACTTTGCATCTCCATCTGGTGCTTCTCGCGCTCAAGCTGCATTTCTTCTTGCTTGCCACCGTCGTTTGCCGCCTTGGCCTGCTCAGCCATGATCTTGCCCTGCACCTGGGTCTCAGCCGCGGTGTTGGGCATCTCCTTCATAATCGCCTCGGCGACCTCGGGAGCACCCATCTCGATCCACATGGCGGCCCGTTCGGGCGGCGTGAGCGCATCGAGTTGTGCTGAGAGCGTGATTTTCGGCTTGTTGGGCGGCGGCTGGCTGGCGGCCTGGACCTTTTTCATAATTTCCTGCTTGTCGGGGATATCGACCAGATCGAACATGATCTCGGCCCACATCGGCCCAAACGGCAGGATCGCCGGCAGCACCTGACCCAGCGACTGTAAAGTCTCCTCGCGCCGGGTAGTGGCATCGGGAGCCTCGTCCACAATAATGTCGTAGGTGCGCTGCTTGATTTGTTGAAGGGTATCGCCGTCGAGGTTGACGGCCTTGGTCGCGTTCAAGTTGTCCGTGATGTAGAAAACCAGCGGCTGGGTGTAGTGCTGCTGGATGAGTTCCAGCACGACCCGGCCCTGAATCACCCTGGTGCGGCGGAAGTTATCGAAGATCGGCGCGATGATGACATCGGTCATCGCCTGCTTGCGCGCCACGCCAACCCCTGAGCGCATCTCGCTTTTCTCGCCCATGGCATCGGGGTTGATGCCCGAGATCCGCCGATAGTCCTCTTTGGCCGCGCCGTGCATGACCAAATGGCCCTGGGCCATCTCGATGTTGTTATTGAGCGTGAACCGCTCCATGTAGCCCTTGTTGATCTCCATCTGGCCGTCGGGCTTGGCCTTTTCCAGGGCAAACTCGGTCTTGTCTGTCACCGCGCCCTGCTCGTAGATCGCCTGGTTGGTGGTCAGCAGGTGGAGCGCCTTGGACTCGCGCTTGTTGATCGCGTCCTGCATTTCCAGGGCGATATAGATCAGGCTATAGGGCTCGCCCGATTTCTTGCGGTTGACGAAGTAGGGGACGTAGGGGAAAAAAGTCCGCTCGGTTTCCTTGTGTTCTAGGACCAAACCCTTGGCGAACACCGCCATGTTAAGGGTGTGACGCACTCGGTCGAACTCTTCGTACTCGCCGCTGGCTTTGAGTTCCTTGATCTGCTGGTTGTTTAAGGTGGCCACCGCGCCCGATGCCGGGTTGCGCAACTCCTTGGTCTCTTTGTCGAGCACTTCGCCCGTCTTAAAGATGCAAAGGGACTCGCGTTTTTTGGTTTTGTACCACTGCTCGATCACCCGCACGCGCTTTTGCTTGTCGTCGATCCAGTTTTCCCGCTTGATGCGGTCGACATCGGCCAGTTGGCCGGTGGCGGTATCGGTAATGCCTTTGATCTGCTCTTTTTTGTCTGGGTAAAGCTCGCACAGGTCGTCAATGTCGACCCAGATCGCTTCATTTATATAGTTGGCGTCGAGATTCCAGTCGTAGCGGCGGGAATAGGGGTCGGGCAGTACGGTAAACGAGTCGACGCACTTCATGGCGATTTTCGGCTGGAAACCGTCGTCATAAGTGACATCGGCCTTCAAAACCCCAAAACCGCCGGTAAAGCCGTCCTCGGCCTGGTCCTTTTCCTCATATTCGAGGTCGTTTGACTGGCGAATGAAGCGAAACAGGTCGGAGAGCACTTCGGCGGACGGCTGGTCGCCAGGATTGCGGCCCTTAAACACCACGCGGGTGTTTTGGCGCACGAATTGGCCGACCATCCTATTGATGGTGACGCTAATCTGGTTATTGACCGTCGGCGGCTGGCCGCGCTTTTTTAGCTCGGCAAGTTCGGCGCTGGTCCACTGCTTATTTTCTTTGTAGTCGTGGCACTTGGCGGCATTTTGGCGCCAATCCTGCCAGGTCTGATGGTCGAGGGCGGATTGAAAGTTCTTTTCGAGCTTGGCGATCAGCTCTTCGTCGGGGTTACTCTTTCCCCCGTGTTTTTTGGTTTGTCCTTGTCCTGAATAAGCCAAAGGCCAACTCTCCTAGCGAGGTTGGCCCTGGACTCCCCGAGCGTAACTGCTGATAAAAACGACTGATTGAAGCCAATACTACATATAGGACATTAATAGCAAGCGGTATCTATTACTAGGCGCTATGCGAAATCGAAAACTTCCTGACCCAGCCGGCGCGCGGCCAGCTCGATATACGCTGCGTTCAATTCAATGCCGACAGCCTTGCGGCCCAATTCCTTGGCGACGTAGAGCGCCGTCCCACTGCCGGCGAACGGGTCAAGCACGACATCACCGGGGCGCGATCCCGCCAATACGCACGGCTTGACCAAATCTTCGGGGAACGTGGCAAAGTGCGCTTCGGGATACGGCTGCGTTGAGATGGTCCAGACGGTGCGAATGTTGCGGCCAATTCCAGGCGTAAATTCTTCGCTGCCTACTCCACCTGATTGCGGGCCAACTCTATCTGATCCGCCTTGCCTACCGCGAAAGCCATGTCCGCCAACCGCTTTCATCGTGCCGTTGGTTTTTCCTGGCACTCGATAGGATCCTTTTTGATTCTCTATATCCTGATCCCATCGCTCAAAACTGGCCGGCGCATACGCTTGACGCACCGCATCCTGATCGAAAAAATACCGCTCCCGCTTGGAGAGCAAAAACACATACTCATGCGCCTTGGTCGGACGGTCGGTCACGCTCTCCGGCATCGGGTTTGGTTTCGCCCATATAATATCGCTGCGCAGATACCAGCCATCGGCTTGCAGGGCGAAGGCCACGCGCCAGGGGATGCCAACTAAATCCTTGGGCTTGAGGCCGTCTGAGCCGTTTCTAATTGGCGCTCTATCTCCTCTTCCGACAAAGCCATCAGAAGAACCTTTTGACTCGCTTAATATCTTTCTAGCGTTCCCATAATCTGGAATAGAGTCATGCTTGCCGTTAGGCCCGCTTCCGCCTTTGCCAAAATCTCTCGCGTAACTATCCCCCAAATTAACCCAAACCGTCCCGTCATCCTTGAGCACCCGGCGCACTTCGCCAAACACTTCCACCATGCGCTCGACATATTCCTGCGGTGTTTTTTCCAGGCCGAGTTGGTTGTCCACGCGGGTCGCGCCGCACCGGCCACACGTCAGCCATTCTCT